AATACGTGGTTTGGTAATGATAAAATCATGACCAATGCAGCAATGACGGTGCACGAAGATCTAGTGGGCATAGGTGTTGATGTAGAGAGCGATGAGTATTATAATGAGATAAACAAACGAATGAAGGAAAATTTCCCTCACCGTTTCGTTACTCAAGAGCAACGAAGACCCGTCCAAAAGGTTGCTTCTGCCGGTAGAACCCAGCAGGGACGTAGATCTGTGAGACTCACCAAGTCACAGGTGGCTATTGCCAAAAAATTAGGGGTGCCACTAGAAGAATACGCTAAATTCGTGAAGGAGGAATAGCAAATGAGTGATAAAATAAATAGAACTTCGCGCGCGTCTGTTGAAGTCGAAAAAAAGAGACTACAACCATGGACGCCACCATCATCTCTGGATGCACCACCTGCGCCAGACGGTTATTGTCATAGATGGATAAGAACCGAGAGTATGGGTTTTCAAGATACGGCTAACGTATCTAAAAAAATGAGGGAAGGTTGGGAATTTGTGAGAGCAGAAGAATTGAAAAATTCTACAGGTGATCATAATTATCCAGTCATAGCTCAGGGAACTTACGCAGGTTTGATCGGGGTTGCTGGCCTTGTGTTGGGAAGGATACCGGAAGAAATTGTTAAAAGCCGTGCTGAGTATTTCAAAAGAATTACTCAAGAAAGAATCGACGCGGTGGACAACGATGTCATGAAGGAACAACGACCTGAGATGCCTATCAATATTGATAGACAATCTCGCGTAACTTTTGGTGGTGGAAACAAATCCTAATGATTTGGTAATGTTCACTCCAAAAAAAAGTAAACAACTAAACGGAGAAAATAACTATGGCTAACACAGCTGAAAAATATGGTCTAAGACCTGTAAGAAAGTTAGATGGCTCTCCTTTTATTAATGCGCAAAACAGATATAGAATAGCAGCGAACTACGGTACGCCAATTTATCAAGGTGACTTGGTAAAACCTGTTACAGGTGGTGGAATCGAAAGAGCGGTTGCTAATACTTCTGATCTTGTTGTGGGCGTTTTTAACGGAGTGTTTTACACTGACCCTACTACTCAGAAACCAACTTGGAAAAACTATTATCCAGGAACAGTTAACGCTAGTGACATTGTCGCTACTGTCGTTGATGATCCAGATGTAGTCTACTCAGTTGACTCTGATGGAGCGTTCGCAGTTGCGGACATCTTCAAAAACTTTGCAATAACAACAGCAACAGGTAACACTTTATCTGGAATATCTGAAGTTCAAATGGACTACAGTGTTTCTGGCTTAACTGTAAGTGGAACTGTTCTTCAAGCAATTGACATATCGCAAGATACTAATAGTTCAACTGCTGGAAGCGTGAACGTAGATGTATTGGTTAGAATTAATAACCATTTCTATGCTCAAGGCACAGGCATATAATAGGAGAATATAAATTATGGCTATATCAAGATCACAACTAGTTAAGGAACTAGAGCCAGGATTGAATGCACTATTCGGCCTGGAATACAATAGATACGACAATGAGCATGCAGAGATCTTCATGACTGAAGCTTCGGACAGAGCGTTTGAAGAAGAAGTTATGTTATCTGGGTTTGGCACAGCAGCTACTAAAGCTGAGGGTGCTATGGTCACGTTTGACCAAGCTTCTGAAGTATATACTTCAAGATACACGCACAATACTACTGCGTTAGCATTTGCTATCACAGAAGAGGCGATTGAAGATAACTTATACGACAGATTAGCGGGCAGATATACAAGAGCTCTTGCTAGATCAATGGCGCAATCAAAACAAATCACAGCAGCTAACATTTTGAACAACAGTTTCGACACTGGTGGTTCATACAATGGTGGTGACGGTAAAGCACTTATTACTACTGATCACCCGTTAGCTACAGGTGGAACGTTCAGAAATGAACTTTCTACTGCTTCTGACTTGTCTGAAACATCGTTAGAACAATCGTTGATTGACATCGCGGCGTTCGTAGACGAAAGAGGGTTAAAAATAGCTCTTCAAGGTAGAAAAATGATAATTCCAAAAGAATTACAATTTACTGCTGAGAGAATTATGAACTCACCTTTATCTACAACTCCAGGTGGATCATCTGCGTTTGCGAAAAACGACATCAACGCAATGATGAACATGGGTATGATTCCAGAAGGTTACAGAGTTAACCACTTCTTGACTGATACTGATGCATTCTTCATTATGACTGATGCACCAAATGGCTTGAAGAACTTCATTAGAAGTCCTATCAAAACAGCTATTGAAGGTGATTTCGACACGGGTAACGTTAGATTCAAAGCTAGAGAAAGATACAGCTTCGGTTGGTCTGATCCTAGAGGAATCTTCGGTTCTCCGGGAGCGTAATAAGATACTTTATAGGGGCGTACTTTACGCCCCTATATTTAAAGTTTATAATAGGATTTATTATGGGATATAAAAGCGACGTACAAGCAACAAGATCAACTGCAGGTAATACAGGAACAGCTGTAATTGCAGGACCAATTAGATTAAGAGGAATTATCGTTGCTAACGATGGTGTTGGAGCTGGTCTTTTAGAATTAACAACTACTTCAAATACAGGTGTAACTTTATTTATTGCAGACTGTCCAACTGGCGATGTAATTAACTTTTCTTTTCCAGAAGATGGTATACCTTTTCCAAAAGGTATCTTTGTAAAAACAAAAACAAATATTGAAGCTTTCACATTATTAACTGATAAATATTCAGCGCCAGGATTAACATATTAGGTAGAACATGGATTACTATGCTGACTTAGGTATAGAGATCGACGGTTTCGCTAAAGGTGGTATGCCTGCGCGTAATAAAAAGAACTACCGAGCTACTAAATCAGGTGCGGGGATGACTACTGCAGGTGTTAAAGCTTACAGAAGATTAAATCCAGGATCAAAATTAAAAACAGCTGTTACAGGCAAGGTTAAAAAAGGAAGTAAAGCTTCAAAAAGACGAAAGTCCTATTGTGCAAGATCTCTTGGTCAACTAAAAAATGCATCAGCTAAAACAAGAAATGATCCTAATTCTAGAATAAGACAGGCTAGAAGAAGATGGAAGTGCTAATGATTAAGAATTTTAAAGACATAGTAATACTATTAATTACAAGTGGTGTTCTAATTTTATTAGGTACTATTATTGTTGGAGATTATATTGTAGCATTAGAAGAAAATAGACCAGTAGATGATAGTGTAATAACCTTAATGAAGATGTCGGTTACAGGATTAATTGGAGTTATTGGTGGTTACATTGGTGGTAGTAAATGAGAGATTCAAAATTAATAGAACAGTTCCTAAAAACAAAATATAAAAAAGTAAAAGAAATGATTTTATTTAGAAGCCTTAAAAAAGAAGTAGAAATAGGGGCTAACGGAACTCAAGACTATATTATTAAAAAGGGCGTAAATAAAGACACAATAGCTAAAAAGTAATGTCTAAAATATATTGGTGTGTTGTAGATATATTTATTTATCTTATGCTATCATTAGTTTTTTTAATAACTTTATTAGGAATATTTTTTAGAACCATGATAGATAAATTTTGTTATAAATTCTTTGGAGCATTAGATTCTATCTGTGAATGGATAGCTGAAAAGTTAGCTGGTAAAAGATGTAAGTGTAAAAAAGGAGTAAAGAATGATTGATCAAATTAAAGAACAAATTAAAGATGCAGCGATGCATTATTGGACAGACCACAAAGCAGCAGTAATTATTGTTTCGATTGTATTAATTATTGCAATTATAAAGTAGATTCTAATTAATATGGAGTGTGCTAGTGTGAACTATTATTTTACAGGAGCTTTAATTATTGGATTTATTATACTAACAATATTAGTGGCACCCTTATGAGTAGAAAAACTAATACTATGTTAATTGGATTGTTAGGTACGATCCTACTGGGACTTGCTACATGGACATTAGTCACACTTATAGAACTTCAGTTAATGGTAACTATGATTCAGTCGGACTTAATGTCTATTGATAAACAATTTGGAAGGGTTTATAATTTCATCGATTCAGTTAGACAAAAATAATGACAAATTGTAAAAAATGTAAAAAGGAATTCGAAGCTAAAGAAGAACTAGATATGTTCTGTAGTGACGAATGTAAACAGGAAGCACTAGCTGATCTTGACAGTGACAGCGATGAGTGTTTATCTTGTCAATAAATGAATCTTTCCCGAAATTTCACTCTTCAAGAATTAATTAAATCCGACACTGCTGTCCGTAAGGGCATAGATAACAACCCCAACTCAGATCAGATAGCAAAACTAAAATTACTGTGTGATAATATTTTACAACCCGTCAGAGATCATTTTGGTCCTGTAGTTGTGACATCATGTTATAGATCTCCAGAGTTATCAGTTGCAATCGGTAGTTCAGTTAATAGTCAGCACTGTGATGCGGAAGCCGTTGATTTCGAATGTCCAGGAGTTGATAATGCAGAGCTCTGCGATTGGATATATAGTAATCTTGATTTTGATCAAATGATTCTCGAGTTCTACAAAAAAGGAGAACCTAACAGCGGGTGGTGTCATTGTAGTTATGTTGAAGATAAACCTAGGAAGCAGTTCTTGCATGCATTTAGAGAAGAGGGTAAAACTAAATATAAACCAATAATAGGAAAGGCAGTAGATTTATAATGGCAATAACAAGAGCACAGATGGCTAGACAATTAGAACCTGGTCTAGGGTCATCAGATAAAAGAAAATTTGATAAAGTAATCGCAAAAACACATGGAAAAGTCTATAAAGAAAAGAAACCCGGTCGCAAGAACCCTCTTACAAAGACGTTTACTGTTTAGCCCTAAGGTGGTACAATCAAAGAAGTTATATAACCGCAAACAGCAGAAGTTATACACTCTGAATGCCGCGGCACAAAAGGAGATTTAAATGGCTAAAAAAGGACCTTGTTGGGAAGGGTATGAAATGATTGGAATGAAATCCAAAGGTGGAAGAAAAGTTCCTAACTGTGTTAAGAAAGCTAGTGAAGGCTCGCTTGCGGAATATCAAGGTAAATTTATTAAACATGATTCAGGTGGAATAGATTTATCAAATAAAAATTTATCAGAATATTACGGAGATTTATTAAAATAATGGATGAAGCAACTGAATATAAAGCTTACTTAAAAGCATTAAAAGAAGCAACGGATTCTGTCAAAGGTGACAAACAGGATAAAGCTGCAAAAGCTGCAGCTAAAAATAAAATAATCAATCTATCTTGCGGCGGTATGGGTATCGCTGTTAAGGGTGGAAAATTCGAAGGAGTAAAATAATTATGAAGATGCAAAAGAAAATGTCAGGCGGTATGTCTGCTGGTGGTGGACACAAAAACTATAAAATGACCGGACAAATTAGTCAAGCTAAGGATGGTAAAATGATTAAAGCTAAAACAGGTAAACTTGTTGGATCTCAAAAAAAATTACCAGACGGTTTAAAAAAAGCAATTTTAGCATAAGGATGCAATGGCTACATCAGGAACTACAAGTTTTAATATCACAATCGATGAGGTTATAGAAGAAGCTTACGAAAGATGTGGCTTACGAACTAACTCAGGGCATGATATCAAATCTGCTAGAAGAAGTTTAAATCTTTTATTTTCTGAATGGGGAAACAGAGGTATCAACCTTTGGAAAGTTAAATCAGAAACTACAACACTTATTAATGGACAAGTAACTTACGACACACCTACTGATTGTAATGATGTGCTTGAAGCTGTTGTTACTACTACAGGTGGTAATCAACAAACATTAACAAAAGTATCTAGATCGGAATACATTGCGATACCTGATAAGACTATAACAGGAACACCTTCGCAGTATTATGTTAATAGACAAATCAACCCAAATATAAGTTTATATCTGGCGCCTGATACGAGTGCCGTGAGTAATATATTCTATTACTATCTTGCAAGAATCGAAGACGCAGGGGCATACAGTAATACATCAGATATGCCATTCAGATTCTTTCCTTGTATGGTATCTGGATTAGCATTTTACTTATCACAAAAAGTTGCACCCGATAGATTACAAGCATTAAAATTATTATATGAAGATGAATTAAAAAGAGCATTAGAAGAAGATGGACAGAGAACTTCTGTTTATATCACCCCTAATGTTTATTACCCACAGGGATCATAATGGCTTACGCAAAAGGTAAACGTTCTCAATCAATATCAGATAGATCAGGACAAGCTTTTCCTTATTTAGAAATGGTAAAAGAATGGAATGGTTCATGGGTACATACATCTGAATTTGAAGCTAAACAACCACAACTAGATCCAAAACCACATATGGCAGATCCTCAAGCGTTATGGAATGCTAGACCACAAAGAGCTGCACCTGTAACTGTTAATTTAGATCCGCAATATTGGCCTGGACAATTTTTATCTAATGGTATGCAACCAGGAGAATCTTCTTTAGCAGAAAATAACAAGAGACAGTTGGGTGCTGCAGTAGGGAGTGTTACAATAACTACATAATGACATACGCAGAATTATTACAAAAGGTTAGAGATTATACAGAAGTTGATTCAGCTGTTTTAACAGATACTATTGTTCAAGGAATGATAAGAGATGCTGAGCTTCGTATATTTAGAGAAGTGGACGCTGATTACACAAGAGAATATGCAACAGCTAATTTAAATATTAATTCACCTTATTTAGATTTACCAAGTGCTGCTACAACAACATCTACAAGAACATCTATTATTGTTAGATCTATGCTTGTTTTTGATTCAACACAAACACCTACTACTAAAGAATATTTAGATAAAAGAGATACAAGTTTTATTTTTGAATACAATAGTACGGGAGCAACAGGGGTTCCTAAATTTTATGCTAATTGGAAAGAAACTACTATTATTATGGCTCCGGCACCAGATGCTCAATACCAGGTTCAACTAAGCTATATATACTCCCCAGAGGCTTTATCGGCTACAAATACAACAACTTACTTATCGGATAATGTTTCTGATCTATTATTCTACGCAACAATGGTACAAGCATATGAATTTTTAAAAGGACCCATGGATATGTACAAAATCTATTCAGACAAGTATAATGGAGCTATACAAAGTTTTGCGTTAGAGCAAATGGGCAGAAGACGTAGAGACGAGTATATGGATGGAGTGCCAAGGATAAAAGTTCCTTCACCTTCACCAAATAATTAAAGATTTTAATAAGGAGAAAATAACATGGCAATATCA